GCGTGGGACTTAAGCTTGCGGACTACCTGAAGCTCTATCGCCTTCGTGAAATTGATCGCCATCATGCACCCGATCGCAGACCCACCAGCCGTGGGGGTCTTTGCCGATGCGACGATACACCAAAACTTCCCCGTCTAGCGAGAAGGTGATCGTCTTCTGGACGCTGTTCACGTTCATCCAGCCGAAGCCGATGCTCAGATTGTGGATGTCGATGATGATGCGGTCTGGACGTTCGGAACTGGAGAAATGATGGACGCCGTCGTCGTCTCGGCTGACGATGATAGTCCCTGGCGATTTGTATAAGGTACTTTCCATCAATCTGATGAGGGTCATTGGCGATGCTACAGCGGCCCTTCAGGGTTGATCCTGGCGTCCCTACCGGGCTCCGCGGACAGCATTAGCACGCATGGCGCGCTTCGTCACGGGACCTGTCCGCATCGGCGTCAAGGTGAGTTGGTCTAGGGACATCTTCGCGTCCCTGCGGATCACCTTGTCCTCGATCCAGCGCGCGAACTCGGCATCGCCATCCGGGCTGTTGAACGCGGGCGCCGGATAGAACTCGCCACCGCGCTCGATCGGTTCCCGTCCCCGCTGGAACTGGTTGAGGCAGAACGCGACGTCCAGGATGCGGTGCGCGTTGCCAATCGCCGCCTTGGCCAGAGGCCCGAGGCGGTCGTACAGCCTCATCTCGGCGTTGCTGTATGCGGCGATGCCCATCGTTTCATCTTCCTGATTTTCTCAAGTTCATCACGAACATCTGGAGAGACCAAGGCCAGGATAATCTCGACTTCTCCATCGGAGATCGGTTCAGGCAATATCAAAATACCTGTGCCCTCTTCAGTCGGAAGGACGCCACCGTTCGCCATGTCAAGCCACTTGCGCGTTGATCGTCCGCGACTCCCGCAATGCGACAACGTGCCCACGTTGTGCATGGTCAACGTTCTGCCGCGCCTTGGCTGTTCTTTGCGTAGCGCGCGTCTCGTTAGCCTCGGCGTCGGACAGTTCCAGGTTGGCCAGCGTCAGGTTGATGTGGGCGTCCTGGATAGCGCTGCCCATGCCTTTGACTTGGACGCGCATGACATTGACGCGTTTCTCCCGGACGACCTGACGGGCCAGCGTCTCGGCCTGCTCGGCGCGGGTGAGCGCAGCCTCGGCGTCCTTCAGATCTTGCGCCGGCGTCTGGATGGTGGTGCTAGTTTCCGACATCGGTTTTCCTCTGGGTGGTCTGCCTAAGCAGCGCCAAGTCTGAACCAGCCATCTGAAGCTGCGACAGCGCTGCCTTTGCCAGAGTCTGACATTTGCCGAAAGCACTGTCCACACTTCCGACCTCGACCCACGACAGGTAGGCGATGACGGTCAGCGCGTTGCGGTAGATGTCCAACTCCCGGTGGCAGCGGTCCATCTCCTCGTGAAGCTCGGTATTCTCCTTGCCGACGGCGATCAGCGCCTTCGACGGATTGTTCAGGATGATCGTGCCGTGGTGCTGCTGGAGGGCGACCAGAACCGCGTCGTCAGCTTCTTTGCTCATTTGGCGGTCTCCTTTTCTGTTTCACCGCACTAGAGGCCGCTTAGGAATTTCATCAAAGCGTTACGATCCCGCTCATTCAACCGCACAAACTTGTCTGCCGCCGCTTGACCCTGACCTCCGTGGCTCGTGATCGCGGCGGAAAGACGCTCTGCACGCCCGTCGTGGAGGAACCTGGACCGAAACCTCAGCCCCATCAAAGGTTCGGTGCGGAACTCTTTGGTCGCCGCCACTCCCTTGCATAGATCAGCTAGGCCGGGCCCCATATCGTGCAACAGAAGGTCGGAATACAAGAACGCATGTTTCCCCTTCTCGGTCGGAAGACTGGGGATGTGACAGCTGGCGCACCCTATATCGTGAAAGACTTTGGACCCTTGTGCATCTGCCTGCGCGTCAGGTGGCGCGAGATTGGCGATGAAAAACGTGGCCAGCAAAAGGTCAGTCTCGCTGATCTCGCTGGGGGAATCTATACCCTGTTCCGTCGCGAATGCTCCACGCACGAAACCAGCCAAATCCGGGTCAGTCGCCTTGCGTCCAAATTTTCCGATCTTACCGTTCGGTAGCTTCGCGGCGCGTCCGCCATTGTTGCGCCTAGCGTTGTCGCTGATGGTTTCCTCGGAAACCGCGTCAATTGAACCGGACGAAAACAGGGCAGGTGTCGAGCGCAGGCCAATACGCACACCTGCGTTGCCGGGGATTGAGGGAACTATTGCGCCCGGTACTGCTTGCTCCCTGAAAACAGGACCACCAAACGTGGTCAACTCGTTACAGGACGGTTGATCGTCGGCGGCGGCGTGGCGCTCGACATCCACATCGTCTTCGTTGAAACCACCTGACCCGCCTACTACGGGAACCTCGTGACATGCCGCGCAACCGACATTGTTGAATAACGGACCCAGTCCAGTCTCTGGCGTGAAAACCCGACTAAACACATCCTTACCTTGATTGAACAACGCAATGCCGGCCCTCCCGAGGCCGTCTACCGGGCCACCAACCATAGGCGCGGCCGCCGGCTTAGCTGGTGGCGCTGGCTTTGGCCGCGGTAGTTCTGCCGCTATTGCGCACCCTGACCACAGGGCTAGTAAGATGGCTATGATTCTCATGTTTGCCTCCCTACGGGACGTAAGCGGTGAGGCGTCTAGATTCCATTTGACCATGGATGACCGCTATTATGCCGCTTCCCCATCGTCAACACTGTCGGCGGAGACCATATCCAGGTCCGTCACAATTTCAAGGCTGCAAAAGCAGTGCGGATGTGGGTCAGGCGGCGCGTCCTGCGGCCCGTCGATGCTGTCGAACGCCTCGTCCATGGCAACGCCGTCCGGATTCATGTCCGGGATCGATTGGCATATCTCGCAAGCGTCAGGATTGATGCGCCAGAACTGCCGCACCGCCTCGGACGGGAACACTCCTCGATCGATCGCCTGCGAGTAAGAATCTTGGAGGCCTGCGTTCACCGCGCGAGTCACCTCGCTTTGAGCGATCGTCTCGGCCCGATAATCCAGGTAGTTGTCAACATAGTCGTCCGTCATCTTGTCGATGTACGCCGCGGCCAAATCAGTCTGGTCGTCGATGGCCTGCTGGACAACGTCGTCCTCAAGGACATTGCGCAATTGCCGGTCCAGCGCGCCAGGGTCGAGGTTCTCCAGCATGGACCGGTAGTTGCCGACGGCAGCAACCTGCCTGTCGGTGAGCCCGATCAGGTCGCGGATGCTGTCGACGATCTCCTCCGGTCCTAGTCCCTGCTGTGCCGCATCCATGATGATGGCGTCGATAGAATCGCGGACATCCTGCTCCAGCCCGACGATGAGGGCATCCTGGGCGGCGCGCAGCTCGTCTTGGACTTCCTGACTGTAGAGGTCGAAGGCATACTGGTCGTTGGCATCCTTCTTGAACTCTTCAGTTCTCTCAATGACTTTGCTGAACAACTTGGAAGGATCATCGATGCACTTCAGCAAAGGCGGATCAGTCGCATAATCCCAATACCATGTTAGGGCTAGCTCGCCTTTACGGTAGCGGACGGCACGGCGTCGCTGAGCAAACGCCGTATTGATCTGTGTTGCACCGTGCTGCGCCCCCGCCTCGCGCGCCTTGCCTATCTGCCCGAACACGCCCTTCAGAGATTCCCTGAAATGATGCCAGTCGACGGCGTCCTTCAACCCGGTCCAGTCGGCGTGGCGCGCATATTTGTCGGCCACGTCTGAGGGGATGAGTTCCCGCAGCCCCTTCAGCGACGCCAGGAGGTCACGCTTGACGCCGGGGATCGCCCGGTCGGCGATGCGCCTAAGCGGGTCGTTTCGCTGCTGGTAGTGGCGGGCCGCGCGGACAATCTTAGCCACGGCGAAGCCTGTTGACATTTATGATCATGGTGACCTCGCTGAGATGGTCGAGATCAGACTTTCTGATAGATGCCATCGTGTGGCAGTAGTGGCTGCCTGATTTGTTGCGGCCAACGACGACAAAGCCGTCCAACGGGAATGGATGATAGGCAAGTTTCGACCACTTCAGATCGATTCCCAAACGTTCCAGGCAATCGATGAGAAGAACTTCACCCACGGCAGAATTGTGATATTTCCGTCTTCCGTAAAACTTTGAAAGAAAACCAGCCTTCGTCCATCCATGGATCTTTGATACCGGCCTACCTACGGACTCAGCCAGTTCCTTTGCTGTAAATTCTTTCTCTCTTTCAGCCACCTTGTGGCGGGCTGCCCTGATCTGCTTTGCCATATCCACTGTTTACCACGAAACCTGCCCGACCGCCGCCATGATCCAATAGTTCATCCGCGGTCGCCATCTCGACGCTCCAGCCATGTTTCTCCATAGCAGTGATCGTCTTCTCGACCAACTCGACAGCGCGATCGACAACCTCATCGACGCTTGGAATACGCACGATTATTCCACCGTTCCCGTCAGTCTGTCCCGTATGCCATGCGCTGTTCGTAGCCTTGATCGTTTCCAGGAAAAGCTGACCTTGCCATCCCGTACCGCTGCGCGAGATGAGGGTCGTCGACTTCAGGCGTTCTCCCTCATCCAGGATGACGTACTCGACGGTGTCTGTCTTGATGGTCTTCACGCCGCCACCTCCACCCGCTGCCGCGCTATCCTGGCTATCACCTCCGGCACCCACGTCGCCTTCGCCAGCTTACTGGCGAACACCGGCTGAATCTTCACCACGCGTCCATCGTGAAGCGCGTGGCCGCCTAACTCCTTGCGGATCGCGGCGTCCAGTTCGTAGAGGAACCTGCAATGAGCATTACCTATTGGGTCATCATCACACATCGGCGTCAAGAACCGCTCGAAGAACGCCGTCAACGACTGCCCGGAGTCCACCAGCTCGCGGAAGAACTCCCGGTGCACCCCCAGCACGAACACCGCGTGGAACATCACGTTCATCGCCCGCACGAGGCGGTAGTCGTCGAACGAAATGCTGCTGGACTGAACCACAACCTCCTCCGTCTCGGCGCACGCCTCGCCATTGAGCACCAATGAATGCGCGTTGATGGGCCGGCGCTTAGTCACCAACTTGTGCTCGTCCCGGTACGCCTGCCGGTTCATCTCGATCCCGTCGAACACGATGAGGTTGTAGCACTGCACCTTGTCGAACCCGAGCCTCGCGCACTTGTCCAACAGAGCCAGGAAGCTCGCCCGCGTCTCGCATGGGAGGCCGAAGATCAGTTCGGTGCTGACCGTCAACCCGAGTCCGTGGGCCCACGCGATCGCCGAACGGATGTCGTTGTCGGTCAAGTTGCGGCGGCGGATGGCCTTGAGCGTCTCCGGGTTCTCGCTCTGGAGCGACAGGCAGACGCCGTGGTGGCACGCGTCGCCTAGCACTTCCTGGACATCTCGGCTGGTCTGGGTGAATCGCTTGTCGTTGTAGTAGAATACCCGCTTCGGATAGCCGGCCGAATCCATGCTTGCGCGGATGGTCTTAGCCACGTCAACGTCGCGACCGAGGATACCGAAGTTCTCGTCAACGATGTAAAGGATGTGGTCAGGTCTGTCGGCGAAACGACTTGCAATAAATTTGACTTCCTCATTGACCTGCTCCATCGGAAAGACGCGCAGCTTGCCACGGCTCTTTCCGGACACGCAAAAGCTGCAAGTATACGGACAAAGTCTCGACGTTTGGATCATCGGCTGGAACGGCCCGTTAAGGAACTCGTCCAGCGTCCCGTCCAAGTACGGCGATGGCACGCTGGCGAGGTCCGTGGAGAGCCCGACGCGCTCGGGGTGGGTTATGGCGACCGAGGCATCAGAACCTCCCAGCAGCGTCCCCACGACCGTGGCGAGGCCATCCTCGCCCTCGTTGACCACCAGCCTGTCCACGCCTGGGTGCCGACGCAGGTAATCGTCCTGCTCGGCGAGGTCGCTATCAACTGACGGGCCTCCGATGACTATCATCGGGTGATAGCCCGTCATGGCGCGCACCTTGCGCACAAACAGCTTGTTGAGTTCCTCCTGCCAGTAATAGGCGGACAGGCCGATCAGGTCCGGACGTTCGTCCCGGACCAGCGAAAGCATTTCCGAAGGTTTTTTTTTCAGTTTTATTTCAACGTCCCTGCCGAACTTAGCCTTCACGTAAGACGCGAGGTAGCCGAGGTTCAGCGGGACGTATAGGTTCCCGAAGTTGCCTTCGGTGAAGTAACTCAGGTCACCTAGCGCTATGCGGAGAGGTCTCATGGCAACTCTATCGATGGCAGGAGTGCGTCCAACATTATTTTAGGATGGTTGCTCAGATAAATCGGCTCCGACTGCGCGCCCAAACGGGATAACCTAGTCATCGCATCATCTACCTGTTGTTCATACCGCTCACGCTCAGCCCTGGCACTCATGAGTTCATGCTCGGCTGCCACAACCCTGTCGCTTGCAGCGGTACGCCCAGCAGTGGCGGCCAAATAGGCTTCCTGAGCAGCGGCTATCTTTTTGGCTTTTCCAGATCTCGACACCATCAACCAGCCTGAACCTCCCGCAGCATCCGCGTCAACCTCCGCACCGACGGCTGCTTGTGGTTGCTCTTGTGGACATGGCCAGCCGTCCTGACCCCGTACTTCGGCCCAGCGTGCCTGACCATCCGCTGCGCGATCGCGCCCTTGAGCATCGTCTCTAGGTTCGCACGTTTCTGCTGCTTGTCGTTGGCGGGCGGCTTTGCCCCTCCCGGCTTCGCGCCGAAACCACCTGCGGGCGGCGGCGGATTCTTCAGCTGGTCGAGTTGCACCTCGCTCTGCTCGTCCTTCATATCGAGCTGTTCTGGGAGGAGACCTGCCGCCTGCATGGCTCGGGAATCGTCGATGTCCGGCAGCCCGGCGGCGTCCTTGAGGTAGGTCTGGACCTCCTCGTCAGGGAACAGAGGCATGCCGGCCTGCGCCATCCGCAGGACGTAGTTCGACAGCACGTCGAGGTCGACCCGCTGCGCCAAGTCCGGCTTGATCTTCGGCTGCATGTCCAGGTCCATGCCGTTGAAGTCCATCAATCTCGTGACGGCGTACTTGTTGTACACCTGGGCCATCGAGTTGAGATAGCCCTCGATGGCCTGCATGAACATATCGACCTTGGTCACCGCCAAAGACTGCGTCCCGCGCGCCTCATGCCCGAGCGTGAGGAAATCCGCCAGCACAGACGTCAGCATCGACGTGCTGTAGCGGGTGATGGTCTGGTCGAGGTTGATCGATGCCGCGCGCATCTGCGGCGCGACCAACTGGAACTCGTACTGCTTGACGCTCGTCGGTCCGTTCGTCCCCTCGTAGGTGTCGGACGGCAGCACTAGTCCCATCTGCTCATCTGCCCGCAGGTTCACCGCGATGCGCTTGTACATGTTGACCTGCGCCAACGCGTTTGCGTCGCCCTTTGATGCGAGCTGCAATATCTGCCCCGGGATGTAGATCACCGGCACGCCACCGAGACGCTCGAACAGGATAGCCTCCTGCTCCTGCAGGCGCTTCTTATAGTAGTACGGGACGTATGAATTCCTCAAAATGGAGCGTCCTTCGGGATTCCCCTTGTAGTGCGTCGGCCGGTGCAGGATCGCCTTGTCGATCGGCATGTCGATGAGCGGCCCCACCCACGGCTGCTGGGTGACGCCCTTGGGCTGGCCGTTTTGGTCGAAGAACCACTTGATGAGCGTGTCCTGCGAGCGGCCTGGCATGCGACGCCACCCGACCTTGCCGTCGTCGTACTCGCTCGCCGGCAGTTCTTGTCCGGGCCGTCGTGGATCTATCCCAGGCTTGCGCCCGAGGCGCTTCTTGTAGACCAACTCCGACCACGCGAACCCGTAGGTGAGAAACGATAGGTGGTCGCTAACGGTCTCGGTCCATGAACTGGACATGTCGTTCATGCACGACTCGATGAAGTCGGAGAACTCCTTTCCACCGCCGCCATCCTCCGCGGGATCGACGCGCCATTCCACTTTCCGCATCGTCGCCTCGATCGCGAATAGCATCCCGCCGACCTGCGCGTCATTGTCGCGCATCTCGCGGAACTTCTGCGCGCCCTGGCGGCCGATGAGCGTCTGGAGGAACTCTTCCCGGACCCAACCGCTGAACTGGCGGAGACCCGTCTGGCCCAGCTCGTAGAACGTCATCCCGTCGGTCAGGACGGGGATCGGTCCCCACGACATGTTGTCGCTGGGAGAGATGGGTGGCCCTGGTGGACTAAGTGTTTGACCTGCCATGGTAACGGCGCGTGGGTCGATAGTCGGGGTGTTGGGAGTTCCGGCAAGGTCGGACGCGCCGCGGGTGGGGCCGCTGGATACCGGGTCAACCGGGCTGTTCGCCGTGCCGCCCGTCTGCGTCTGCCGTGGTGTCCTTGCCATCGCTAATTCCTAAAAAAACCGGATGCATCGACGTGATCGTTGTCTTTGATGTCCTCAATCCATGAAATGATCTCGATGAGATCCCTAAGGTTGACCTCGACTTTCCTGTCTTCACCACCGCGTTCACATTCAAAATCGATGGCTGATCGAAGATTGAGAAATGCTTGGTTCAGATTACCCATCTCAGTCCCTCTCGATCACTTGGGTGCCGACGCCCCACTCGAAGTTATAGACCTGCTTGCCGTTGGCGTCCTTCTGGCCGATGACCTTGCGGACTTCCTTGACGGCTATCTGGATCATGATGACGTCGCCGTTCTTTAGGAAAAGCGTGGCGCAGCCAGGGACCTGGGCCTTGATCTCCTGCACGATCTCGGTGGGAATGGTGTCGTTCATCGCGGCTCATACTCCCCGCACCATTCGTCCCAAGTGACTTGCGGCCATTTGTCTAAGCCGCTTTCGGACGGTGATCTTCGGCGACAACTCATCACCTCCCCCGAAAGATGATGACTGAAGCGACAATTCTTGCATATCTGCATTGGCTTGATTGAAACTAAACGCGCCAAAGAACCCAAATCATCGTTCATTGGTAACCCTCATGAGTGCCGTGCGGTACGACCTGCCTGGATGAGATGATCGGCCCGACCATAACAGGCGTCTGCCCCTTTAGCATCAGTTCTGTCATCGCCCACACCATGGCATCGAGTCTATCTGGCGACTCCTCTCCCATGTATCCCATCGTCGTGGCAGCGCACATCTGCTCCTCCAGCATCGGGAACCGCTCGACGTGGTGAACCCGGGACGGCGTCTTCTCGTCGCCGTAGAGCGCCGATATCGGCTCGGCCCGCACCACCTTGCCGCGGCTGGCGGTCACCATCTTGACCAGCACCTTGGGGGCAGCCGTCTTGATCACGAACCGCACCATGTCGCCGCCGAAGTTCCTTTCGGCCACCACGCAGTCCGCGTCGAAGTCCTCGACCGCCTTGGCGACGACCTTGCCCCAAACCGCGGGCGACTCCCGGCACGACCTGTCGGCCAGGACGTAGCCATGCCCGTCCTGGCCCAGCGCGGCCACCACGATGCCGATCTCGTCGGCCTGCAGGTCCTCGCGCCCGGACGCCCCGGACGCATCCACGGCCACCACAACGCGCTGGAGGGCATCGTCGCCGGGATGGGGTGCGCGGCAGCGCTCTATCGTGTCGTAGGTCCATAACGCGCCCTCGGTCTCATCGACGTAGACCCCCTCGTAAAACCGCTTGCGCTGCCGCTCGGGCAACGCCGCCATCGAGGCCAGATATTCCGGCGAGAGGTTGTCGGCATTGTCCCGGGGATTCATGAACACGCGGTCGTAGTCGTCGGGGTTGGCTAGCGGCTCGTGCGACAGCGGGTTTCTTTTCTGGCCGAACAACTGGTTCGTCCAATGCCCTTTGCCAGTCGGGTTCAAGTCGAAATATGCGCGCTGCCGGAGGCCCGTAATCTGTTGGGCAAGGCGCGTCGTCGCCATCAGGTAGGAGCTATACGGTATCTGGCTGCATTCGTTGAGGTACAGCGTCACGAACTCCTGACCCAAGATACGCTCGACGCGCTCCTTTTCGTCCAGCCCGCCAAGCCAGACCTCAGCCTTGTTCGTGAACTGAAAGAACCCGTCAGCACGCCTTGGTAAATATGGGATGCCAGGGAAGCAGGTGCGCATCACGGACGGAAACGTGTCGAGACCGATCGAGCGCCAAACGGCGTTCTCGCGGAACCGCAGGATCACGTGGCGAGAATGAGCGCCCCTAAGTGCGCGGACGATGACAGCGCGCACGAGCTGGAATGTTTTCCCGGATCTTGAACCACCGACCAAACAGATGTGTCGGCATGGACCAGCAAGGACAGGTTCAGCCCTAATCTGTCCTACGTTAGGACCCTTCGAACCCCAGCTTTCGAACTTTTGAGGTTTGGTGGCCTTAGCATGCCTAATCGGGGCGTTCATTCTTGGACCGATACTCGGCGACCGTCAGCCCGAGCTTCTTGGCGGCACGGCTGTCACGAGTCCATTCGCGTCGATATTTCTTCCGGTTCGATGCGCTGTTCACATCCTTGTCGACAGATTTTGTGTGAACAACGGTGTGAACATCAGCATGAACAGGCTTGTGAATAGCAACGGTGTCTGCGTTGTTCACAAGCATCGATTCAAGCATCGACTTGAGCGTCGCCGCAAGAGCCGTGACCTGCTTGGATTGAGCCGCCGCGAGTTGTTCCAGCGCTTCAACCCGGGCCTCCAACCGCTTGGTTCGCCCCACATCAGGAGGTTCAGCGCGCCCTATGCCCGAGAACTTCGCCAATATCCCGACAGCTGGAGCCTTCACCTTTGGGTCGTCCCCGCCAACCGTGTGGACTTTCCCGTCCGCTGTCTCGAACTTGATGGCCATTTAAAGCTCCGAATCTGTTCGCGAAATCGTGACATGCACGCTGCCGTCCGGCTTGATCACCGTCTCCATCGCAGGCTCCAGCGTCGCCAGACGGCGGTGCTCGTAGGGCGCTATGTTCGTGTAAGCCCGATGTGCGGCCTCCAGCAGTTCTTTGGCAAACTTCTTGTCTGGTTTTCCTGAGGCAACCTCATTGTCGGCCATTCTTGCAAGCGTTCCGGCGATGATGCGCATCTGATCCAAGGAGTCGTAATGGGTCGGTTTTACGATCTCGTCCTGTGCCCGCTCGCGCATCTGCTGGCGCGCCGATGCCTCGCCGATTGTCTTCTTGTTCGGCGTGTTCTTGCCGCGACCTCCGCGGCGCTCACCTGGCTTGGCTCCTGCTGGCATTGTTGCAATTTACTAGATTTTACTAAGTCTTGACTAGTCCCATTGATGGACCTTCGCCTCATCCGTCTGACCGAGAGCGCGGATGCGTTTGGCATAATGAACTTTACACTCGCTGCTGTATGCGTCGTGGCTTCGTTCGATAGCTTGCGCGCATTCCTCTATCGTCTTCGCCCGGATGGCGTCGCGCTCGGCTTTGAGTTCGGCGATGCGTCGCTCGTGCATGCCGAGAAGATCGCAGTCGTTTACCTCATTGTTCTGAAGCCGGCGCACCTCGGCTTCGAGTTCGGTGATGCGCTCAGCTTTTGCCTGTAGTCGCTCGTCGCGTTCCTTTCGTAGCCTCTCGTTCTCCTGCACCAACGCGCGGAGGGCGGTAGCGCCTTCCGCAGCAACTATAGTTGAGGCTTCTCGTAGCCGCTCGATCAGTCCCGCGATCTCCTCCGGTAGTGGCGGAGTGGGTTGTCCTTCAATATCGCCTGGATACGGCCAATCGCGTTCTAATATTGACCTTGGTTTATCGCTCATGTCTTGTCCTCCGATGGATCGATGCCGGCGGCGCGGAGGGCAGTGAGTTCTTTTGCTCCTTGGCTCAAGGCTTGAATCACATCTTCGTTGGTGTGTGTATGGGCGATCAACGTAATGGTGCCTCTGTCGATTATATCCGCTAGGGCCTCTACCGCCGCCATCAGCGCTTCGTGCTGGGCGCGGGGGATGAAGACCGGAGGCGGATCGCATTTGTTGCATACGGGAACCATGGTCCCACCAGAGGCCGCATGAGGGGCGGCGTTAATCCAGTGCCAGCCGATATCATCGGCTGGCGATCCTTGAGGGTCGCCAATCGTCATCGTATAGCTCTCAGGAAGCAGCTTTCCGCAACGAAAGCATTTCTCACTCATTTGTTAGCCTTCCTTGATTCACGTTTTCGCACGACATCAAGCCGTTGCTTGTGAAGCTTGGGAGAACCCTTTCCCCATGTTCCGCCAAAATAGAAGGGACGGCAGTTCTCCCCAGACTTGGCCGGACAATAGGGGCATTTAACTTTCAAGGCTCGTTTTTCGATCGCTCTCACGGTTCAACTAGACGTAGTTTCATTTCGTTGCCTCGATGATCCAGTGCGAGATGTTCGCGCCGTTGTCGGTGTGAGTCGTAGACTCCAGCTTGACGGCCGAGAACCGCATGAAGTGACGATGGACTTCGCCCTGCGTCAACCTGTGGAACGTCGCGCCTTTCAGTTCATCCCTCATCACCGGGCTGTGGTCGGCGCAGGCCATGATCGACAGCAATTGGCCGCCGGGTTCGAGCAACCACATGACGCGCCTCAATGCCTCATCAAGATCGTCGACGTGTTGGAGACAGCATATATCGACGATGCCGTTCCATTTATCAGGACGCCATCCACCCAGATCGGCTATTTCCATTGCGAAGAAACGCAGCGAGTGCGGGTATACGTTGCCGTAGAGATGCTCTGCCCGCTTGATTGCCTCTGCCGAAGCGTCGACCGCGTCGACCAGGAATCCATTGTTCGCCAGCCAGAACGCCATCGCTCCGACGCCGCAGCCAACATCGAGAAGGTGAACGCTGCCCTTGGCGTCCTTATCCCTTCCGCCCCACCGACGCATCGCCCAGCGGGCTACTGCCGGCTCCGGGCACGTCCCCCATTGGACTTGTCGGTGGAGGTCGTCCCACATCTGGATGCTCGTCCTGGCGGTCGTTGTTTCCGATTGCATCAGCTAACTCCTTGTGCAGTCCATGAATTTCAATTGTCAGTCGGTTGATCTTGCGGTCCCTGTGATGCAACATTGCAGCCAGCACAATCGCCATGAAGCCGACGCCGACGATAAAGCCGCAGCCGGCGGCGATGAACAGGACAAGAAACTCGACGAACACCTCCCACATCAGCACGGTCCGTCGCGCCAGCAGCGATAGACGCGCGGGTACTCGATGCGCGGGTATTCCTCGCGGTAGTACGGGTTCCGCGTTCCTTGCCACCTTGGATGGCCATCCTCGATGTACGGGCCGTAGCCGGGCGTGTATGGCGCATAGCGCGGTATCTCGTAGTGCCTGCGCCGCCAGTCCATCTCCTCGCGGGACGGTGCGCGGGGATATTGGACTGGAACAACTTGGTCGGAATCCATCTTGGTGTGCGCGGGTTCTATCCATCCCTGCGCCAGTAGAGAGATCGCTGCCGCTGCTATGATCATTTCGTTACCTTCTTGTTGAATGATGCTAGCGCCTCGACCTCCGTGTGATGGACCAAGTCGATATATCCAAAGAATTTCTTACGCAGCAATGATTTATGGTCACTGATCCCGCCTATCACCTTGGCGATGCGCTCGGCAGCGTGGCCGTCGCCGTAGGTGTTTGTGACAGGTTCTCTCAGTTCAATCGGTGCAGGAGTAGCCCTGATCGTATAATCGATGGCACCAGCAATATCTTCCGGTCCTAAATTTGGGTGAAACAACATGTTGCATGGACGAGATCGTCCTTCTTGCCGATCACCTATGTTCACGACGGGAATCCCAAAGCACGGTGCCTCGTAGAACCCCGCCGACGAGTTCCCGATCAGCACGTCGCACCACTTCAGCAGCGAGTAGAACACCTGCGGCTCGACGTTGTCGTGGTAGACGGTGTCGGGACGGTTCTGGGCGAGGCGCTGCCACTCCCGGCGGATGAGGTCGCCTCCGGCGTCCGCGTTAGGCCCCAGCAGCACCAATGCCTCCGTCCTGCGCGCCAGGGCCACGCTGAGAGCCTCTAGGTCGGAAGCGGCGTCACCCAGGGTGTTCGGGTGAAACAGCACCAGGAGGCTTCTCTGGGGCGCTGGACGCTCTCCCATCTCGCGCCATTCCTTGGTCATCCAATAGGATTGGGATTCGGTAGCTGAGGGGGCGCATAGGCCGACCGCCGCGAACGTGTCAGCTTTGTTCAACGTCGGCGTCGCCATCACCATATCGATCCCCGGGCACCCGGTGACATGGACGCGGTCCGGCTCCTCGCCCATCTGGACGATCCGGTCGGCAGAGTCCTGGTTCGACGCGAAGTGCAGGTGCGACAGCTTGGTGATGGCGTGGCGGAAGCTATCGTCCTGGCTACCCTCAGTGATGTCGCCACCGCCGATGTGGGCGATCGGGATGCCCATCACATTGCAGGCAACTGCCGCACCGAGAACTTCATGGCGGTCACCGTGCAGGATTACCAGATCGGCGAACCTGTTTCCGTCTTCCCCGATCCCCTGCAGACTGACCCACACGAGTGCCTTCTCTACTGCAGTTATTGGCAACCACGGCTCTTTCGGCAAAGCCAATACGCGATGCCCCACCATTGCCGCAGGACCAAGTTCCATCCACGTTACGCTATGACCGGATTCGAACAGCTTGTCTCTAACCATGACCAGCGCGTTGCGGTCCGACCGGCTGCCAGATATGAGGGCGATGCGCATCAGTTCCCTTTCTGCGGCCACGACGGGTTATCGACGATCGACGCTGTCGAACCAACGTTGCCGCCCTGCAGTATCGGTCCCGGCGGTATCGGCAGAGACGCCCGCGATGGCTGCGACGGCGCGTTCAGATGGTTGTTCGATCCGTACGGCTTAGGCATCTCCGGCCTGATCGTCTCGGACGGCTGAGCCCGCAGCCACTTCGGTATGATCCTCGATATCCAACCCATGTTCGTCCTCCTCTTCGTTAGATCAGAGCACTCCAAGCCGTTCATACAGCGCCTTAAGTTCGGCAAAGCCTTCTATGGCTTCTTCGTGTGTTTTAGCCGGATAACACGACCTTCGATCCTTGGCCCAGAACTTCCACCACGGCTGCGGATATCTCCAACCGTAGATCCAACCTCCGGACGGAGTCTGCTCAATAAACGGTTCCCTCATCGGTGTTCTCCTCATCTCCGTGGATAACCCTAGCAACGGAACGCGAGTCGGCGTCAACATCGGCCGGCGGCCTTTCAGCGATGATATCGCTTCCAAGTCTCCTGTGGCGTCTCGCCGAACTTCTCTTCATAGGCGCGATCGACCTTGCCCCAATTGATTTGGTAGCCTTCATCGAGCGCCTTCTGGAAGTTTTCAAGCCGCGTCAGCGCTACCTCATATTCAAGCGAAGCGTCTGGCGAGTTCGATGCCTGCGGGAAGGCAGATCGCCCGCGCAAAAATCTCGTCAGCAACCGGATAATCTTCATCATGGCGGTACATCCTTAGCCGGTGCATAGGCGTGAAAATCGCCCGGGCCATTACCCCCCGTTCGTGCAATGCGGTCAACACCGCGTCGCGCTTCCCGGGAGGTACCAGGATCGTTGGCATCCAGAAGTTCGAGAACGTGCCGCCCGGCTCCTCGTGAAACGCAACGCCGTCCATCCCGTTTATCGCCGCCTTGTAGGCCATGGCGAGCCCGCGCTTGGCCGCCAGCAGGTAGTCCAACCGCTTGACCTGCTCGCTGCACAGTGCCGCCGACAGCATCGGCATGCGGTGATTCCAGCCGACCGCGTCGTGCTCGACCAGCCACGGGTGCGCGACCCTGGCGGTGGTGGCGAGGTGCTGCGCCCTGGCCCCGAACTCATCGTCGTCCGTCAGCAGCGCGCCACCACCGCCTGACGTCACCACTTTGTTGAGGTTGAAGCTGAGGACAGAGACTGCGCCCCAGGAACCGCATAGTTTCCAGCGGTCGGAGGCGTGAACTGATATGGACGAACCGATAGCCTCAGCTGCGTCCTCGATGACGGTAACGCCATAGGCTTCAGCCAATCCGTTAACGATTGACATCTTGCATGGATGACCTAGCAAATGAACCGTAATGACAGCCTTCGGTGGTTCATTGCACGCCAGATATTCTCCGAACCGGTGAGGATCGATCCCGAAATCATGTTTGCTGGAGTCCAGGAAAACGGGTTTTGCTCCAGCCCTGATGACAGCGTTAGCCGCGGCCACGAACGAGAGCGTCGGCAGCAGCACGGTATTGCCACGCTTCACCCCCACCAAGTGCAGGGCCAACTCCAGCGCCGCGGTGCCGCTAGAAACGGCGATGGCATGCTTGACCTGGAGTTTGTCCTTAAGCCGTTCCTGCAGCAGGTTGATGTAGTGGTAGGAATCGAGCCGCCGGGCTTGGTCCGCTATCGCCAGCACGTCCTCGTCGGTGACGACCGGCCGGTGGTGGCTGGCTGGCCCCCCCGTAACACTAAGAACCGCGTCCACCACCGCCTGGACGCTGAACAATTCCTCTCTCCTTCTTGATGAGCATCTTCGGATTGCGATCGCCCATCATATCCAAGGCTATCCTAAGTGCGAACAACATATTTTCAGCCTCGGACCTATAACGATATGGACCGAACAACTTCCCATCGACGATACAGGAAAATCCTTCATCAACTTGAACGACTTGGTCTCTCATGCCGGTGCCGTCACCTTCTTGGCGATTACCCCCGGGTCGAACCGCCCCTGGTCGTCCAGCATCGCCCTGGCTGCCTCGAAGTCCGCGTGCGTGTCGATGTCGAGCGAGCGCTCCGGCGGCATGACGTAGGCGTAAGCGTGCGGGTCATACCAGTCGCCCTTCTCCAGCAGGTGATCCCACTTGATGAGGTAGATGGCCCCGTTCGGCGTGTAGACCGTATCCCTCTCACCGGCACCCCGCATCCTGTTGGCATGGCCGAGTGTGAACAGGGTGTCCGACTTCTGAAACTCGACGACGGAGATGACCGAGTCGGCGCTTGTGTCCTCCATCACCTTCTGCGCTGCCACCACGTCCCGTTCGTCACGGAACGGCGACGTCGGCTGGAGGAGCAGCACGGCGTTGTAGGGACCGTCCTCGGCGTTCCTGGCGGCATGGATGACGACGCTCACGTGGTCGGCGTCGCCGCACAGCTCAGGCGGGCGCATGATGACCTTGCAGCCATGCTGCCTGGCCACTCCGGCGATGAACTCGCTGTCGGTGCTCAGGACCACATGGTGGCACGTCGCCAGTCCCACCTCGATCGACCACGCGATCAACGGCTTCCCGCCGAGCATGGCGGTGTTCTTGTTGGGAAGTCGCTTCGAACCTCCGCGCGCGGTGATGACCCCCAGAACTTTCATCTCTCATCTCTCCCCATGCAAAATAGTATCAATCTGCATCTTGTCAGCATTGTCGTCAGGTAATCCGTCTTGTCGGAACTTCGGCTCGATGTGAGAACGCAATAAAAATATCAACGCGTTCTCAATGCGCCAAAGACGCATCTCAATGTCGTGGAGTTTTGGATCGTTGTGCCATGGATCAGGCTTCGCCATCATCATAGCCCCGGCTGGAACCCTTCCGCGTCCTTCCGGATGCGCCCGATCATCGCCAACTCCTCCTCGCTGGGCTCCTTGCGGCCGTGGCCCAAGACGATCTCGGTCTGCCTGATCTTCATGACCATCCGCTCGAATTGCTCCGGAGTCGCCGACATGCAATGGTCAGGTCCCGCGTCCTCGTTGTCGAGCGTGAAGTGCTTCTCGACAACAGTCGCACCCAACACTACCGCGGAGAGGATCGCGTAGTTGCCGATCGTGTGGTCGCTATAGCCGACATCACCGAACTTATCTTGCATACTCTCGATGGCTTTCACATTGGCCAGTTCAAGAGGACACGGATAGAGGCTAACGCAATGCATGATCGTGGCCCAATCATCTGGTAATTCACGATCATAGCCATAGCGATCCTCCTGTCGTCTTATGGCGGACATGATCTCATCTTCAGTCGCCATCCCGGTGCTGAGCAAGACCGGCAACCCGATATCGAACGCCGCGTCCACCAGCGGCTCGTAGAGCAGCGAGCCAGACCCGAGCTTGATGCGCTTCACGCCGCAGTGCTCAACAAGGAACTGGAGGCTTAGGAGATCATCTGGCGTCGAGCAGAACTCGATGCCTATCTCCTTGCAGTGCTTCGAGATGCGCCAGAAATCCTCAAGCGGTAATGCCAGCCTGACTAACAGGTCATAATCCTTGCCCTTGCGGATGCTGAGATCCGGCAAATAAGTCTGGAACTTGACGATGTCCGCGCCCGCATACTTCGCCGCGTCGCAGAGGTGGAGCGCCTTGCCGAGGTCGCCGTCGTGATTGACGCCTACCTCGGCAATTATCGTGCATCGCTGGGTCACGGTCAGGGCGTGATCTTCGCCGCCTCTGCCGTGAGCGCCGCCGTGACGCCCTGGATGCTCGTTACCGCGGCTGCGATGGCCGGGTCGTTCCCGGTGTTGGCGGCAGAAATCTTCGCCAGTTCCATCTCGATGGCGTTTGCCGCCGCCGCCGAGGCCGTCTGGAGGCCCGTCACTGCTGCCGTCAGGTTCTCGATGTCTGTCATGATCTGCCTCAATATGTCGATTTGGGTTGATTGACTTCCAGCCATCGCACCGACTGCCGTCATCAGTACGCTTAGCTGGTTCATTACCTGCGTGTGGCGGGTCGCTGCAGCCGTCTCAGTCTCGCAGGATGAACTTCCGAATAAAGACCAAATGCTGCTCATGTCGCCCCGCTTTTACCTCCCCTTTCAGGGAAGTTGTTGAATCACGGAACAGCCGAAATCTTCGGCTGCGACGAGTCTGTCACAGCCACCTTCACCGCATCACTTGTCGGTGCCGCCACCGTGATGATCTTCTTCACATCTGGCAGCGCCGCCACGGCGGCAAGCTTGGCACCGTCGGTATGAGCGAACAGCGTCCAAACCACCGGCACGAGACCGCCGGCCAGGCCACCGATCTGCGCCAACTGCTCGCCGGTTATCCAACCGCGACCGATGGCAACGCCGCCGCCGAGCGCGAGCAAGTTACGAACTAGTCCCAGAACTTGATCTTGGTTCGGATACATTTTGCTTCCTTTCTTGGTTATCCAGCGTGATGGTAGGGTGAGGAAATCAAAACAATGGCTTATTCCTCGCCATCCAATCTGCCAGCCAAAGAAAACCACACACGACTAAAATTGAACCGCCTATTAGGCCGAGAGCCAGAAATCCGTTCAAGAGAGTACGCAGGACATCCAGCGTCTCATGTTCTGAACCTGTCATCCTGGCAACCCCAGCGCCCGCTTCTCGGACGGTGTGAGCTTCGCCAGCGCGGCGTTGCGCTCGGCCTCCTGCTGCAGGGTGGACGGCAGGCCGGTCGGGTCATGCTCGTCGTGGTGGAACGACCGCTGCGGAGTCCTCGGCGCGCCGTACGCGACTGCCTCGGCCAGGCGCACGAGGGTGGTCGCAATGTTCCTGTCCGCCTGGCTGACAACAGCGCGCCGGCCCTCAAGCAGCTCCAGCGCCTCCTTGGCCATGGCCTTCAGCGCCGCGTTGTTCTCGTTAGTCATGTCATCTCCACCGTGAATTATAGAGCATGCGCCCGCAGTTGCTCTGATATCTGGACAATGGACAGATGTACTCGCCGTCCTCGTCCCTGCCGAGCAGACATGGGTTCTTTCCGTTGCACTTCGGCTCGACGCAGGCCGGCTCGCACTTCCGCATCTCGCGGGCTATCTCGCGTTCTGGCTTGCTTAAGTCGGTCACGACAGTCCCATCGCCTCCTTTTCCTCCGGAGTGAGCTTCGCCAGCGCCGACGCCAACAGTTGCTGGCGCTTCTCTTTGACGACGTAGGTGATGTTGCGCTTCGCTAACACCTCCATCATCTCTGCCATCAGCGCATCGCCCCACTGCGGGATCGCCCGTAGTCTCTCCTCCGGCACCTGCGCCGCGTCCTGCCATGAATAGCACCCGCACAGGACGAGGCAGTAAACGAGGCGCGTCCCGGTCACGAAGTCGCCGGCCGTCGCCCGGAAGCCGTCCACCTTCTCGGGCCAGTCGTCAGGAATGGCCTCGCCACGCTCCATAGGAGACCCGTGGGAAGACTTTGATTCTGGATAGGTCCACATGGCCGCTAGTGGCATTGGTACGCTAGCGGGCTCCTGGCGTCGTTCCTGGGTCACGATGGGTCCAGGCCCGTTATCTTGCTGGCTGCGCTTGATCGGGATACCGCCTATCCCGGTCCCGCCCTCGTAGACCACCGGCGCGGGCTGCTGGGCCACCATCGCCTTGGCCTGGGACGACTCCCGCTCGTTCTGGCGCATGTCCTCGATGTGGGATAGCAAGTCCTTCTCGCTGATCGACCACTGGCTGGACTTGGTCCATGACATGACGGTGCGGTGCTTCAGGCGCTGGTAGAACCGGACTGCCTCCTCATGATCGCCTAGCACGTTCTCGGCCAGCGCCAGCGACAGATGGGACGCCTCGGCCCCACCGCTGCCCCAGGAGAAACCCATCTTGGCGTTGACGGACGGCAGCACGGTGACCTTGCCACCGTCCTCGACGGTGACCTGACCTCCGGGCTGGCCGCGGTAGACTTTCATGCAACTTCCTCATCGTTGAGGATTTTATCCCTCCGATGATGATAACGTTTCATATTCAAGCTTCTAGCTTCAGTAAGAAGGCATCCGCACGACAAGACGTATCCGCCGTTAAAATCTTTGGTTGATACTTTTTTCATGTTGCCGCATGCGCACTTGCAAAGCCACATCTGCTTGTTCTTGCCACCAAATGCATGAGTCAATTCTGCTTTTTCGAAGACAGTCAGCCTCCCTGAGGTTTTACCGATGAGATTTTGAGTCCTCGGACCTGTACCCGACAATGCATTCTTTGCTAACGCAACTGGGTCCTTTACTGAGCCGCTGGCTATGCGTTCAAGTGCATCCTTAAATTTGTTGTAAGGAGTCATGACGCCTCCCGTCGATAAAGTGGCTCGAAGTTGGTGCCGAACTCCGTCCCCGTCTCGGCCACCTCCCTGCGCTTCTTCTCGGCGCATAGCCCCGCATAAGTCTGCTCGTCGAACACCTGGAAGTAGGACATCGCCGGCGCGCGCAGGTCGGAGAACCCGGACTTAAAGAAGAATACCGGGTCTGCCGGGTCCGACGTCGCGCCACCGCCGAGATGGAGGCGCTTGCAGCCGTTGCGCACCGCAAACTCGGCCATCTCGTGGACCAGCAGATCGTTGGCACAAGCCCTCGGGTAGAGGTCGGAGTTCGCGGCGAGGTGGTAGTAGGCCGTCCCATCCTTCATCATGAGCATGAGCGCGGCAGATTGGACGATGGCACCAATGCGGGCATAAAATACAGTCCCGATGTCGCACAGTGCCTTGATGTACTCGTCCGCAAAATACCAACGCGCCGACGCCTGCTTGCGCAGCATCGTCAGGCGATACATCTTGATGAACACGTCGGACTGATGGTCTCTGACGACGCTGATGCCTTCCCTCTCCGCCTTCTTTATGCCTGCCTTCCGGTTGGCGTGGTACTGCTCCGCAAAGTCTCCCTTGAGGTCGATCCAGACGACATGCTTGCGCGTCACCGTATGGATGGTCGGCACCGCCTTGAACAGCCCGAGCTGGTGTGCCGTCATGAACGGGTGAAGCGCGCAGAATTCGGTGACGACGCGGTTCTCCAGCGCCCAGCTTGTGAACGCCTGGTTGAACCACTCATAGAGTTGCGGCCCGTGGTTCGTCGCCGGGCCGCCGTAGCCGTAGGGGCTCGACACGTCTCGGCAGGTCCAGAACGGTCGATCTTCGATCGTCGGCTCCGCCGTCACTGGACCGATCTCCATCGGGAACACGTCCCGGATGATGATCGGTTGCGCCACCACGTAGTCGCGGTAGGTGTAAGTTGCCAGCCGCGGCGTGTGCCCGCGCGACTCCTCCGCCGCCATGTAGTCAGGCGTCCAATGAACGTCCTGCAACGCTTGCGGCAATTGGTAGATCGTCCGCAGCCACTTGTCGCGGTCGTTCTTCGGATGGAGGAGTTCGAAGCCCATCATTCCCTCCATAGGCTGAACGCAAAGCCTCCAGCTATCATAGCAACACCCACGAAGATCATCGTCGCGCGCGGGTGAACTCCGAACGCAGCCCATACTGCGACCACGACAAAGAAGGCGGCCAACGCGAATACCAGAATCATGATGGTCGTTTCCATCAAGGTCGCCCTTCCCCGCTGCCATCTCATCACCGCCCTCCCGGCATGATGATCTTTCCGCGCGGCCGCACGTCGGCAGGCAGTTGATCCAGCGCTTGCTTGCGCTCCGCCGGCGTCAGCACGTCGGCGGCGTGGGATAAGATTTGCCGGCCAAAGTCCAGTGCCGTCAACCCCGGCACCTTGAAGCTGGTTTCCCGCGGCGTCTCCGGGTCGAACCCGAACAGCACGCAACCGCGCTGGTCTGGACTCGTAGTGACGCCGAACGTGTTCGGCTCGCGCAGGATGACCCCACCGCCGGGATACTTCATGCGCCGCAGGAGATGGAACAACTCGTTAAATTCGGACGCCCAGGCGTCGATGGCGTGCACCGGCAGGGTCAGCGTCACGACCGCCCCGCCGACCAGCAGGACCTTGATCGTGGCCACCCGGCCGTCCGGAGAGATGTCCCGGCTGTCCGCCACAGGCCGAATCGCGTGCAAGTCCTGCATGTTCAGCCCTTCTTGAGACACACGGTGCGCATCGTCCCGGGAAATGACTTGAACTCGTCGTTGAATACCTTTCTTGCTGCCTCGCAGGCTTGTTCAGTCGGGAATTCAACGGTGCCAGACGACATGGCTGCACCGAGGCTGCTGGTGCTGACTACCCATATGAAGACGTAGGTCATCGGATTTCTCACTGGAAAGACTCACGAGCCTACGCACAACGGCGAGAAATCGTCAACATTGGCTGATTTTTTCTCATTTTCCTGTTTACATTCCCGAAACAGGTGTCTATAAATCGACTCGTCAACAGGGCCCCAGGCCCGCCTCAAAGAGGAGACCAGATGAAAAACCCCACCAACATCGTAGCCCTTCCCCAGGCCAAGCCTACCATCCGCCGCGCCCGCAAGAGCTCCACGGCCGCCCGCGTCGCCAAGCAGTACGGCCCCGCCGCCGGTCTCGGGACGGTCATCAGCGTCCTGCTCGGCCTCAGCCTCACCCACCTCGCTCACGGCATCAGCATCGTCACCGGCTGCCCCGCCCTGGAAGGCACCGCGATGGCGGTCGGCCTAGACCTCTTGATCGTCAGCCTCGAGGTGGCGATGGTAGTTACCGCCGGGACGAAGTCGAACAAGGCGGTCGCCCGGTTCGCCAACCCGGCCCTGATCGCCGCCTTCGGGTGGAGCTCAGCGCTCAACGCCCTGGCCTTCGGTTCCGGCGCTCCCGACAGCACCTACCACTGGATGACGGTCACGGGCGCTGCGCTCGGTGCATCGATCCCCGCCCTCATCTACGCTGGTACCCGGGCATGGGCAGCGCTGGCGATCAACAGCAAGCAGCATTGAGTTTCGGCCGGGCGCTCCTTCGGGAGCGCCTCCCGAAGCCCAGACGGCTTCGAACCAGATGGAGAACCAAAATGGATAGGTATGATGATCGCATCATCAGCGTTCAAGAACTCGCTCAGATCAGGCGGGCATTGCAGTTGGCTCTAAGTGAAATTCATAACCCTGGATATGGGCGAACCACAAAGAACGATGTTCCAGCAATTATTGAAGAAGTCCTAGCGATGCCTCTTCTCGGCGGCGGGATTAGGTGACGCGCGACGGTGACACTTCAGGTGCCACTATCGAGCCTCAGCCCAACCGCCAAAGATGGAGAACCACCGATGATCGCCATGACCAACGCCAACATGAGGAACCTGCCGACCGTAGCGACACCAGCGCCCGAGAAGTCCTGGGACAAGCAAAATGACGCCATCGCTGCCGCAATCAGAGAGCTTGGCCCCGAAGCGCGCCACAGATTCGAGTTCACAACCATGCAACTCGACGATGGCCGATGGACATGGACGCTTACTGATCCTGACAGCATTCCCGCACCGACAGGATTCCAGTTCAAGATAAATGGCGGCAAGCGCGCTTTCCTCACCACCATGGCCGAAAAGCAACGCCGCAAAGATCTCACCAAGCCAACCGATATGCACTTGCCCGAAGCACGTAACAGGCCCCTCCAGATCATCGACGTGGTGAAACGCCATGCCGATAACCACACGCTCAAGCTCATCGTTGACGATTTGCTGGACGTTCCTGGCGATGCGGCATTCCGAGTTGCCATCACCAAGATGGCGGAAGAATTAGAATAACGAATTTGCTCAGAAGGGAGGCCGGGAGGGTCGCACCTCGCCGGCCCACTCTTTTTAGGCAATGTTCAGGCGCGGTTCAAATCCTGTATCTTGCCGATGCATGGCATGCCGTGGCGGTGATGGAAGTAGCCTCCGAGACTGGTCCACACCATGTGGTCGCCGCGGCGCAGTTCCTCGGATAACTTCTGCTCGACCTTCTCGCGGGCGGCGCGCCTGTGCATCCACATGCCGGATTCCCCCAGCAGGAACGTCGACGCCGCGAATACGTGCCCGTGATGGGTCTCGCTGAACTCGGCGATCGCCGCGAACGCCCTGTCGTCTATGCGCTCGGTCCAGGTGTGGCGGACAACGTTGGCCATCGGGTCGCGTGGCTGCCTCATCACGACTCCTTGGCGGTTAGGGGTAGATGTTGTCTGTCACGCCGGCGATCCTCGCGGAGACGCCAGAGGATGCTGCACACCGCCGATTCCAAGGAACCTGTGAGTTCGGCGATATCGCAGGTGTCCATGCGCCCGTGGTCCCACAGCAGCAACATCCTCATCTCTGAGTCTGTCACGACGCACCTTCCCTGGCCCCAGCGAAGAACTTCCGAACATTCCTGGCAACCTCCGGGAAGATATGGTTCTGCTGCTCCAACTTGCGGACGTTCCGGTCGATGGTCAGCGGCGTCCCGCGCCAGCCAAGGAACTTGCCGAGCTGCTCGCGGGTGACACCAGCCGCCACCCTCATGTCGCGGAGTTCTTCGCCAGTCATCGTCACCTCACAAAGTCCCCCGCGTAGTCAGCCCAAATTACCAGGGCCAGCATGAACAACGCAACCGCGGCGGCGTCCCATAGGTCGGTCCAGTCGATGTCGCGCAGCCAACTCACCATGGGAACCTGACTCCCTGCGCATGCCGGCAGACCGCAGCGAACGCGGCAATGGCGAAAATCGACGGGAGAACTCCCAGCAGGACCCAACCGATGCTGATCCCATACGCATAGACCAGCCACAAGATGAAGAAGATCGGAGCGCCGCAGCAGGCAAGTCCGAAGACGAACAAGACGAATCCCGCTGTAATCTCCCATGCGAATTTCAACGGATTCATGAGATCACCTCTCCCACCAGCCTCGTGTCCGTCCCGCAGTTGCAGCAGTAGGCCGTCTCGAACACCACCTTGACGACCCACTTCTGGGTGAGCTTGTCCCACTCAAGGTCGCCGTCCTTCGTGACCTGCTCGCTGCCGCAATGGGCGCACTTGAAGGTGACGCACTCGCGCGTCCGGACCGTCTGCCGCGGTGCCCTGCCTATCGGAATGATGAGGGTCATGTTCGTCTCCGATCATAAAATCAACCTCAACGGGATTTCTGCAACGGTCTGACGCGGCTTCGCTTGACGCTGGAGTTCATGCTCGAATCCTGCGGTCAATTCGTCGATTTTCGGATTGCTTTCCTCTATCTCTGGCGCAATCCGCGTGATGAAGGCCTGAACCGGAATGCCATCCGCGCTCTCGCCCTGCCAGACGCGGGCAGGTACATTGACGCCATTGATGACGAGGTTCACGATCTTGGTGGTGTTCTCGATGGTGATTTTCATCTTTGTCGTTCCTTTCAAGACCCGCCCCGTGGGAGCCGGATCCTACAACCCGGCTCCCCTAGGCCGGAGCCGCCTATTGGCTGGCGACCACCTTCTTCACGTAGTAGGTCGTGACGATGCGCGGCCGTTCAGCCCGCGCCTCCTGGACCTGCGGCGCGCTGATGGTGTTGGTCCCGAGATTGATCGCGCCGGGAAACCAGCCGAGTGCCAGCCCGAAGAACGGCATGCGCTGCACGTCGGTCGCCGTCTGGAGGGCGATAAACTGGTCAGCCGGGCCGCTCTCGCCAGACGCCTGGTGGTCGCGCGTGACGGTGACCCGCTCCCCAGTAGCGGCTGGCTCGTAAGTCATCTCCTGAGCCACCGCACGGGCGTGGCGGGGCGCCTTGTGGTACGTCACCCGGTAGGCCCCCTCGCACCACCGCATGTGGCGCTCGTAGAACCCCACGTCGGTGGCGCAGCGTCCCACGTACTGCGCGAATTGCCTCTCCGTGAACCGCGTCGCCTCGGCACCGAACCCGAGGTAGAGCACGGGCAATGATGCCGCCATGGCGAGAGACACAATTTTGATTTGTTGAAACGCAATCATAAGAACGTCCTTCCTTCATCGTCTTCGTGGTTGTGGCTACCGCTACAACGGTGCCCCGTGCGGGTAGAGTTCACGCTCTACCCGCCCAGGCCAGCGTCAATAACCAAAACCTTCTGCACGGTCGGCGCACTCATCACACTGATAGCCGCGGCTAACGTCGGCCGGCGTGAGGCGATTAGGCTGCTTGCATGTCGGGCAAGGCAGATTACGAGGATTGCCTGCGCGTGCCGCTCGCAATGCTGAGCGGCCACCCGGATCAGCAAAATCACAGTCATCCATGGTGGTTCTCCATCGTTGCATTCATGCGGCAGGATCATTTCCCCACCGCCCCAAGCCAGCGTCAGACCAGCGACGTGACGCGCTCGGACACCTTCGGCTTGTCGGTCTCGCCGAGGATGTATTGGACATCGACCACGTCGCCGTCCACCAGCGCGCTCCAATTCTTTTCGATATGATCGTGCGCGACCTTCATGGTGCGTGAACCATCGGACCAGCTGTAAGGATCATATGAGACGCCGCGGCACTGACCTTTGATCACGATGACGCAAGTCTCGGCAGCGGTACCGCTATAGCCGTCGCGACGCAGCAGGTATCGTTGGCCTTCATTGTCCGGCACCGGCTTGATGCAGATCACCGGGATGAACGTCCCCTTGTCACGTATCTCCAGACACTTCACTTGCATGGTGGTTCTCCATCGAGCTGCGGAATTTTGGCCCCAATGCCGTCACATAGCAACGGCATGGCGGGAGCCGTCAACACCGCTCATGCTTCCAATTCCAAGCTTTGCCGGTCTGTCGTGCGTATTCGATCGCGGCCTCTATCTCGTTCAAAACGCCTTCCGCGATATGGCGGCGGAGATCGCGCTCGATCGCTACAGCGCGATCAAGTTTAGCCTGCTTGTCTGTCTTGGTCTTGGTCATCTCTTGCTCCTACCGCTTCCGTGTCGCCCCGTCTGTCCAGACGGGATTGACGCAACTGCATTTGTTCGATGTCTAGACTAGAAGAAAGGCGACCGCTGTTTCGTCCACGCTCCCATGCACGGTGATATTCTCGACGCTTGTAAGGGTTATTGCCGGCGGCAAATCCGACGATCCCCGCATCAAATCCTGCAAGCCACGCTCTATCGGTTTTCATCTGTTCACCGCTTCCGTGTCTCGTCATCCAAAGAAGTGCTCGATGGCCCGCCTGACGACGCTATCCGGCACGCGGTAGCGATCAGGACGGTAGGTGTAGCCGCCCGGGACGAGCACGAAGTAGGTTAGCCCGACGTGCCCGGAGAACCGGCGCACCCGATACAGCATGCCACTCTCGGAGTTGGCGAGGAGCCGAGTGGGGTCGCCGCCGTCGCGCTTCCACTCCTGACGGTAGCGATGGATGAGGCTGCGGCGCACATAGTCGCGGACTTCGCGTTCGCGGTCCACCTCGCATTCCTCGCCGTCGCAGTTGTATCCGCCTTCCTCGTTGAACGTGCCGCACTCGCTGCATGTCCAACCATGCCGGCGCTGGTGCCAGTTCATGCTCATGACAGCCCCCCCGTTTTGACAACATGCGCGTCGCGCTCGCTAATCGCCTTGGCCAGCGAGGCTCGGTACAAAGTCTTCCCCCTGCGGTTCATCACCATGCCCCAGGATGTACCTTGGCATTGACCCGTAGTGTCCTGGAGCCAGAGAATCACCTTGCGGAAACCGTGCTGTCTAAGTGCAGCGTCGAACTGCCTTCTGGTCATGTCGCGCGGTTGCTTCATAACGGACCTCCCTGGAAGGTACGGCCGAAGGCCAGCTCGTAGGCGAAGAACATGCCGCCGGTAATGAACACGCCGGCCATGATGAAGTCTGAGTTGTAGGCCGCGACCATCCCGAGGATAGCCGCGATGATGCCGAGGATGGCGGTCATGTGTGCCCCCCTCAAATGCTGGCGTAGCGGACGAAGATGCCGGTGCAGTCCTGGTGCATCTGCGCGTCGAGGCCTTCCTCGAAGTTCACGAACGACCCGCGCGTGGTGAGTTCGAACCCGCGACGGGCGAGGTGGTCGGTGGCCTGCTGGATGTTGGGGAAATACTGAACTATTGTCATCGTCTGGTCTCCTCTTTGAGGCGGGCCTGGGGCCCAGGTGACGAGTCGATTTATAGACACCAGTGTCGGGAATGTAAACAGCTAAGTTGGCTCTTTTTTGCTTTTTTTCGTCTCTTGAAAGCAGTCTCCCGCTTCTGCACGTCTATACACCAGCACGTCGGGCAGCGCTTCCTCGTCGGTACCGCAGGCGCAGTAACCGAACGGACATAACGCTCAACTGGCTTTTGGTGACAGTTCCCACGCGCCACCACGCGCCACCACGCGCCAGGCGCCACCACGCGCCACCAGGCGCCACCAGGCGCCTCGACACCGACTCGTATCTGTCCATTACGTGTTCGATGGCTAGTTGTTGCTGTGTTGCAGGCGCTTGTCGGCAAGGTCCGTATCTGCTGTAAGCGCTATGAAAGCGCCGGCGCCAGCTCCGGCATCGTCAGGCGACGCCATGGATGGCGATCGACCCCTCCCAAAGACCGGGGTGGGGTGGGGGTGGGGGCGGATCGGGGCAGCGGCCGGAGTTGGTCTTGTTCGTCCCGATGATCGGATCGCCGCAGTCCATGCATTTCTTGGCCGGTTTCATCGCCGCACCACTTCCCCGTTGAGTTTCTTGCGCATCCCGGGGATGCCCCAAGAGCGCCTAGGAACGTCCGTAGCGCGTTTGGCGTCAACCACGGCGGAACTACTGGACCTCGGCTTCGGCTTCCCAGCGGCCACGGTAGGCGCTTGACGGAGGCGTTTGACCTTGGCCACGATGCTGGTGTCCCGGCGGGATTTCTCCCGGTGTGCCGCCACCAACATCGGAGTGAGATTCCACGGTTCATCTATAGGATCAATTGCGTGAAGAATGTTGTGGTCGAAATGATAGAGAGAAATTATCTGGTCCGCAGTCATCGTCTTTGCCTGTTCATAAGGAACATGACCTAGCGCAAGCAAAGTTGCAGCAAGCTTAACCTTCGTGCTGATACGACGACGCTGATTGTTCCTCTGCTCCTTTGCGGTAGCCCACCGACAATTTATTGGTTCGTAATTCCCATCGTTGTCGATTCTATCAAGAGAATGCTGACGTGATGGCCTCATCCCCATGTCATCTAGGAAGTTCTCGAAAATCCTCCAGCGCTCACAAACGATTATATTCCGCGCACGATACCCAGCATAAGTTTTCCCCCGTTGGGCATCGATCGTTGCATAATGACATCGATTCATCATAGCGGCCCAGATTCTATATTCCTGGGTTTTTGACGCGCCGTGAGTTCTACTCTGGCAACCGGCTGTCTCTTTCTTCAAACATCCGCACGATCTCGACATCCCGGTCCGTAAATGCTGAGGCTTGATGGGTCTCTCCGTCCCGCAATCGCATCTACAATACCATCGGGAACGATTAACCCGCCCTCCACCGACTTGGTAAAGCAATGTCCATCTGCCTAGTGTCATCCCAGCACTTAGGGGAATCGCTGCTGGTCTAGCCATTTGCTAGAACTTCTCCTTCATCGGAATGTGCTTGCGCTTGCGTCTCGCCATCCGGTTCCTCCCATTGCAGTTCTGCTGGCAGCACGTCCGGCGGCGCGTCCATGAACTGCTCTGCTGCCTCAGTCTTGCCGCCATACTTCGCCGCAAGGATCACCCACTCCCGGATGTGCTCCGCGTTCTTGAGCAGCCACACCAGCGTAGAGTATGCCGCCGCCATCCGGGCGAGCTTGAACTCCATCGCCTCCTGGCGCATCTGGCCGCGGATCACCATCTCCGGGTACATCTGGCAGCGGCGGGTGTACTCGGCGCGGATCTCGTCTAGTTGCTCGGAGAGAGGAATGCGCTCTGCCATTTTAGGCGACTACTGGCTGAGGGATTTCATCTTCTCCCTGCATCGACAGTAATTTTGCGACCTGCTGCCCAAATGTCGGGTTATCATCAAACAAACTGAGTTGAGCACCGTACTCGCGAATACCTACTAGAAAGATAGAAATTGCCATCATGTAGAGACATCGGACGGCAAATTTTCGTTCACGATATTCTATCAACATAGCTACGTCAGGATGCTCTCTGGACAGATTCACTCTATGGGAATTGCGGGCATTGCCGCGCGCGAAACTTCCAATTCCATCCTGTTCCGCAACACCATCGAAAGTTATAAGAAGCTTGTCATCAGGAGGACGCTTTGACCTTGCCGGACCATCATTCTCAGATTTGTTCGCATCGACAACGCCTGACTTTTTTGATTTCTTTTCTCCAGGATTCCTTTCGCGCTCTCGCTTGGGTCGCGCTCCCGAGAACTTAGGAGGCAAAAGACTGTTCAGCGCATTTCCGATCTCGATAATCTTGGCCGACATTGATGCGGAACTGCACTTTTCCAAAATCGGCTGGAGTACGTGCTCGATTGCCTCCTCAAGCTCATCTCTCTCTTGTTCGTCTGTTAGATCATCTTTGAACTTCGCCAGATGCCATTTCCCATGAAGATGAACACGGGCAAACATCTTGTTGAGGCCGCCATATTGACCACATCCCAATGAAGACTCAGGCATGATCACACGATGTCCGTATCCAACATGGACATGGTGGAGCTTGGACGGTTGAGACAGAACTCCGGCCCTGATGCTGGCTCCTCTCCCCTCAGAAAGTTGGATTTTTTTCTCGATGATATCCATCATACGTGGTTCATCCAGAAGTCCAACCCGTGCCCCATTCAGGTAGATTTTCTTGCCAGCAGCAATCGCTGGGTGGAATCGAAGCGAAACCTGGGACGCTATCCTATCAAGAGTGACCTGTGGTGCCTTGCGCAACTGCGCTATGGAAATCATCGTTCCTGTCGGCTTCCCGACAACTACTGGCTTCCATCTCGGATCTTCGATCGTCCATTCCCCGCTCCGCAATATCTTCTGCCAATCCACCTCAACATACACATGCCCGTCCTTCGACGTAGACTCGACATAGAAGACATTCCCAGCATTGACAGCCTGGGCTTTGATACCAATTCCAAACCGACCCAACTGCGTCGTTGCCATACGACCGTGGTCGCCAAGACTAAAAACTGATGCGATATGATCGCGATCGATACCGACGCCATCATCCTTGAAACTGACTTCGTCGTTCTCGATCGTCACCCTGACAATGTTCGCAGCGGCGTCAAAGGCGTTGTCGATTCCTTCGCCGACCAGCAAAACGTAGTCGATGCGTTCGCCACGAAGCGACCTAAGAAGGTTGACGTGGGGAGTTATTTTCATGGATCTTTCTTTCTAGGTCGTCGAGTTCAGCGCGTATCTCAGAGAACAGACACAATCTCTCTTCCAACGAAAGTTCATGCCAAACTTCCGAGATCGTTCTTCTGACATGAGCGAGACAACGACTTAGCGTTTTTGGTGTAGCCGTTTTACTCTGTCCAGTTTCTGGACGTTTTCCGTCCGGTTTATGGACAGAAAGATCACTCGCTACCGAACTCTTGCTAACTCCAGTTACCTTTGCGATCTGCCTTACTGACAACCCTTTTGCTCGGAGTTTTTTTGCTTCCTCTTTGCGAGCCTCAATGGTGAAACGAAGCCGTTCCTCTGTAATGAATCCCTGAGCAAGATCGCGCTCGACAACCGCTTTCGTAGCGAGCAGCAAGTCGATCGTCGGTTTGCCGAGATCGATCCGTTTTCGCGAAGGCTTGGACACTGCTTTGCCAGACAGATGGACCACATTAGAGTTCTTTGCCATTAGCGTCCTAGCCTCCATCTTATGGCTAGAGCGAGAAGCTGAGATCCGCCTCCTTACCGCCCTTGCTCATTGCTGCCCTTTCAAGGGCATCTACGTCTTCGCGGATCACACCAAGGATCTTCTTCCAATCCGTTTCCTTGAAGTCATATGCGTTGTGGTTCGTCAGGTGACGCAGAACAGCGATCGATTTCCGCACGCTTGGAACACGTCTTGCCACCAATTCCTCGAACTTCTGACGTTTGCTGTTTGTCTGTGCCGCCTTTGCCATGTGAGTCTCCTATATTCGGGACACTTACATGACGTAAAATCAAAACGGTTGTCAATAGGCCACAAAATACAATCACTGTGGCGTCACTCTGCCGCTTGCAGGAACGGCTTCGGCTTCTGAGACTTCGCGAACGCAATGTTGCGCGAACGAATCCACTGCGCAACCTCGAACGAGACCTCCGTCGGTATCTTCTGCATGTAGTTCGGCCATACACCGAACTTCTCCCGGAACATGTGCGCCGCGCGGCCGTCCTGGCTGCCTTTCTCGCGGCAGTATTGTAGCAGCTGGGAGTAAAATAGCTGCTTCTCGGCCGACGTGTACTGCCGGCTCAGCGCCGGCCCCGTCTTCTGCACCGCACCCGGGACGTACTCGACCAGCACGCCGTTACGCTCGACCACGCCCGACGCCAGTGGGAGCATATGGCCACATTCCGTGCACGTGCGGTTGAGCCGCGGAACAATCGCCGCGCAGTCCGGACACGCCCGCGGCAGCGGCTTCTTGCGCTTCACCGCGTCAGCCTTCCCGTTCGGCTTCCCGTCATCCAGGTGGTCATGATGGATGTCAGTAACGATCCCGAGTTCCATCGTCGAGTTCGAATGGTCCAGGATTAGAGCGTGGTCTTTGTTGGTGGCAGTACGCAGCGCCCGTCCAATAATCTGCGTGTACAGTATCTCGGACTTCGTCGGCCGCGCTAGCACGAGACAGCGCACGTCCCAATCCACGCCCGTCGTCAGCGTGCCGATATTGCACACGACGTCGATCTGTCCGTTGTGGAACCCGCGCTTGATCTCCTGACGCTCTGCCGATGGCGTCTCGCCGTCCTGGTACGCCGACTGAACGCCCGCCTCCTGGAACCGGTAGTGCACTGTTTCGGCGTGCTTCCTGTCCACGCAGAACACCAGCGTGTTCGGTTTCCCCCACATGCGCTTCCACGTGTCAATGATGTCCGCCGTTAGCGTCCCGCCGCACATAGCGTCCGACAGTTGATCCTTGACGTACTCGCCGGCGACGACCTTCACCTCGGACAAGTCCGGCTGCCCGGTGCAGTACACTTTGAACTTGGACAGGAACCCCTTGTCGATGAGTTCCTGCGTCGTGGCTATGACCAGCAGCGACTGGAAGTACTTGCCGAGCCCCTTGGACCACGGCGTCGCCGATAATCCAATGAAAGGAACGTTCTGCCAGTCTGGATCAGACAGCCATTGCTTGTGGAAATCGTGGAGGGAGTGGCACTCGTCAATGACGACGATCTTCGCCTCTGGATATGCCCGCCGCGACTTTAGCGTTTGGATCGAGCACACCTGCACCGGCTTCGCCCAGTCCGTCATCGAGTGGTTCGCCTGGATCACCCCGATGTCCCGGATCCCCTCGGCGTAGAACGCCTCCACCGTCTGGTCGATGAGACCGATCGCGTTCACCACGAACGCCATCCGGTTGCCCTTGCGGATCGCCCCGTCGATTATCGCCGCCGCCATCAGCGTCTTGCCGCTCCCGGTGGGACTCTGACACGCGACCCGCCTCACACCCTGCTGAATCGATGCCCGCAAGTCGTCCAATCCTTGCTGCTGGTGTTCCCACAATTCCCTGTTCATCCCTTGCCCCCCGCCATTGTGTCGTTCATCTGCGCCATCATCACGTAGAGGTGCCGCAGCTCGTCCCTCGTGATCGTGATCGTCTTGCCCGTGATCTTGAAGTCGAGCGTCACCTCGTCTGGCGACCGCGGCCGCAACGCTATCGCCACGAACCTGTTGGACACCTTCATCGCTTCGCCTCCCTCACCGATTTGCAACCGTTGGTCCAAAACTGGTGTCGCGCGCGCGGGTCGCGCGTATACGTTCCCCTGCTAGTTTGTTTAAGAAAGATTGCTCTCCAGTACAGAGTTTCCCTTCTCTTCCTACCTTCATCTCTTGTTTCCCTTCTTGGGGAGGCAAAACAACAAAGGAAGAAAGCAAGAGGGGGTTACCTGCGTGCGCGAGGGCAAATGTCTGGAACATGGGCACATTTCCTCGATCCCGGGATCTTGTCCCTGGTGGTTGTGGTGTGATCAGCAGCAGCACACGCGAGGCCTCAACGCGCGCCTTGGTTTTTGCCGGATTTTTAGGGGTTGACGGGAACGATATAGATGCTATGTCGTTCTCAAGTGCTGGATGGCTACCGGCAAGGCATCATCCAGTTTAGACCGGCGGTCGAGGGTCACTCCTCCCGCCGGTTTCTTTTTGTAATCCCACCGTCATGCGTTCGTCAACCAGCATTGTGCTGTTGATAATTCTGTGAATCCGCAACGTCTCGTATAGTGTGCCAGCGCTAACGCTAGGGATTGATTCCGCGGGTCGACATCCTTGACCTGCTCTGTACGGGAGCGCGATGAGGTCAGGAGAATGTCTTTCTGGGAGCCGTCAAGCCCCGCGGTGCCCGACGGGAAAGGTCCCCATCGCACCTAGTCCCTGCATTTCGTCATGGTATCGCGTCGAGGTCAACACCGTGCACGCACCGAATCACTACGGCCTGTCCGACTACATCGCCGACAATTATGGGACATGCGCGCTGGACGGGTGTAGATGCATCGGGACGGACAGAATTTGGCTGGGACGGGCGTGCCCGCATTGGCGGCCAGTGGAAGCGTCGACATGGGGAGAATTCACCGCACTGTTGACGCCGCGTCCCGCGCGGGATTAGCGTTCCGCATGGTTCGTGGTGCGCCTTGCTAAGTCACCATCTGCGGTGCCAGGGTCGGGTCCATCGCCCCCAATCCCTCCGGTCCTGGCGTCGTCAGCTTTTTTTTAGGAAACGTCCATGTACGAGTTCGAGATAGTCGCCAAGTTCATGGTCGGCAGGGAATTGGTGCCGGCCGTCTGCACTTTTAAAGTTGACGACCCGACGTGGGTCATATTGAACCTTGGTGATCCATCTGTCCCACCTGACAAGTGGCCATTTACGTTCGAATCCATAAGGATGATTGACGCCAGCAGCGGGCGTGAATTCGTCTATTTCACACCGCTGCCGGAAACAGACGATGGCAAAGAAGGCAAAGACGAACAAGTCGGGCAAGATCGACGGCCGGTCGAAGGCGGCAAGAGCAGCGAAGGCCGGAGCTGGTGGCAATGGCCGCGACCTTCATCTCAGCGATAACGGCGGGAACCAGGAGGCGATCCAGGCCAGCTTCCTGCAGCACCGCAGCCTATGGAACAACGCCCTCGCCAAGCTAAAGGTGGCCGAGAAGGTGCTGAAGGAGGTCGTGGCGGATGCCAAGGCCGAGGGATTCCTGAAGCTGCACTTCCAGATCGCCGACGCGCTGACGGCTGGTCCGAAGAAGGAGGCCAAGGTAGTCGGCGAGGTGAAGAACCGGCTGCAGGTGGCCCGCTGGATCGGCCACACGATGGGCAAGCGGATCGACCTCAACCAGCTCGACCTGTTCGGCCCTGACAAGCCGGCCGGCGATCCCATGCAGGCTGCCTACGAGGACGGCGAGAGGGCCGGCCTGGAAGGCGTTACGGCGAACGTGCCGGGGCAGTACTCGGCCAACGAACTCTCACAGGCGTGGCTCTCAGGGCACCACAAGGGGCAGTCCACGCTCCAGAAGGGCATCAAGCCGCTGGAGGATGCGATCGCACGCAAGGATGACAACGTCACCAGTCCTGCTGGCGGCTGGGGTACGTCGAAAGGAACAGCAGCATGATTTCCAGGGAGGAGGAGACTCTTCATCATGCGCGCAAACATTTGCTTGCCAAACTACTATGGTCTGACGCTGAGAACGCGGCTGTTATTGACGCGCTCGACATATATCTCGATGCCAGAGAGGCGGCTGCAAAGGCCGCACGAATCCCGGTAGTATCGGAAACTCGATTGTGAGCCCACTCATCGTCGGCATGGACATAGCGACGACCACCGGCGTCGCCTATGGCTCTGCCATTGGCAAACCATCCATGCGGACCTGGGACTTACGGAAGGGTGGGAAATCTAGGCCTCACCGTCTCGCACTCCTTGCCGAATTTTGCTTCGACTTCTTCGGCTCTTTCAACGTCGATATGCTGTTCTACGAGCAAGGGTTGTCCCTAGCCGCCGGCATGGAAATCGGCATGAAAGAGGAGACGTTCGCCATGCTGCGCGGCGCGATCGGCGTGGTGGAGGCGGTGGCGGCCAAGTGCAAGATCCCGATCATCAAAGCGGTCAGCGTCCAGGATGCCCGTCGGCACCTCCTAGGGGCCGGCCGCATCCCAAAGGGCGAGGGCAAGAAGTTGGTGTTCGACCGCTGCCGCGCGCTGCGCTGGCCGGTGACGAACGAGGACGAGTCGGACGCCGCGGCAATCTGGTCACTCGGCTGTGGCGAGGCCAACCCGCTGTCCAGCGCGATGGTGACACCGCTGTTCTCGGGAGCACCGCGGTGAGGTACGTGGTTTTGTTGCCTGATGGCCAGCCATTGCTCGGCACCAAGAGCGACACGTCTCAATCCGCCATGGCCAAGGCCATGATGATGGATATTCCGGACGGCTGCAGAGTGGTCGAGATCGCAGACGAAGATCATCTCGTGGTGTTGACTACGCAACGCTAGCCGTATCTCTATGGTCGCATGAGCGACGGTGTTGACGATCCAAAATATGACGCGGAAGATGATTTGAGAAAATCCATCCTCGAAGCTTTCCGGGAAATTCGTATGCGGATAGCGGCGGGAGGACATGGATGGGTTCCACACAAATTACATCCTCTAGCCAGGCCATCCGAACATGAACAAGGAATATGCCGCGTTCCTCGCCAGCAAAGCTATTCGAGCGACTGAGCGCGGTCTGGGAAAGGTCCCGGAGTTGGCTTCCCATCTCTTCCCATTCCAGGTCCACTCCGTGGATTTCATGCTTCGCGCCGGGTGTTCCGGCCTGTTCCTCGATACGGGTCTTGGCAAGACTGAGTGCCAACTTGAATGGTGCCAGAAGATCATCGAGACCACCAACAGACCGGCTCTGATCCTGACGCCATTGGCCGTTGCGTGGCAGACTCAGCGGCGGGCCACGAAGTGGGGCTACGAGGCCAGGGTCGTCCGCGATCAGTCGTCGGTAGTCGGGCCGCCGATGATCAACATCTGCAACTATGACCGAGTCGACAAACTGGACCCGTTGTCTTTCGGGGCGATATCCCTGGACGAGGCATCGATCCTGAAGTCGTTCACGGGGAAGACGACGCAGGCGTTGATCAGCATATTCAACGGGATAAGGTTCAAGGCGGTCGCCACGGCGACGCCAGCGCCGAACGACCACATGGAGCTTGGCAACTACGCCGAGTTCCTGGACGTGATGTCCGCCAACGAGATGCTGTCCAGGTTCTTCATCAACGACACTTCCACGGCGTCGCAGGAGTGGCGACTGAAGGGTCACGCAGTGACGGCGTTCTGGGACTGGATGGCATCGTGGGCGAGGATGGCCGAGAAGCCGTCCGACCTGGGCGACAGGGACGACGGGTTCATACTTCCTCCGTTCGAGGTCGTGAGGCACCGGGCCCGCGACAGTCGCATCGACAGGGACCTCGCCGACCTGTTCGGCGCGCCGACCCTGAGTGCCACCACCATCCACGAGGTCAAGCGGCAGACCAGCGAGGCCCGCGCCGAGGTGGCGGCGGCGGTCGTCGAGGTCGAGAAGGACCAGCCGTGGATCGTGTGGGTGGACACGGACTACGAGGCCGACGCGGTCCGCAGGGCGATCCCGCGGGCCACCGAGGTCCGCGGATCGCAGTCGATCGACGAGAAGGAGGAGAAGTTGACGGCTTTCGCGCTGGGGAAGGTTGATGTCCTCATCGGCAAGCCGTCGATGATAGGCTTCGGGTCAGACTGGTCCCACTGCGCGCGCATGGCGTTCCTGGGGCGATCCTACTCGTACGAGACGTGGTACCAGGCCGTCCGTCGCTGCTGGAGGTTCGGCCAGCAGCGCAAGGTCATCGTGCACCTGATCGTCGCCGAGGGCGAGACCGAGATCGGGCGCGTCATCGACCGCAAGGCTGGCAGTCACATCGCGATGAAGGAGGCCATGCGCGGAGCGATGTTGCGCGCTGCAGGAAAATCTCCGACCAGGAAAGAAGCTTATAATCCAACCCACAACGCGAGGCTCGCACCATGGCTGGAATCCGCTGCCTGAACTCGGAAAAGGGAACGAATTGGCAGGCCGTGCACGGCGACTGCGTGGACGTGATATCGCAGCTGCCGTCAGACAGCGTCGGTTTCTCCGTCTACAGCCCACCGTTCGGGTCGCTGTTCGTGTACTCCGCCTCTGCCGCCGACATGGGCAACTCCACCGACGCCGAGTTCGCCGAGCACTACGCGTACATGGTGCGCGAGAAGTTCCGCGTGACGATGCCTGGACGCCTGACGGCCGTGCACTGCTCCGACCTGCCGATGACGAAGTGGAGGGACGGCGCGATCGGCATCAAAGATTTCTCCGGGCAGATCATCCGCATCCACGAGGACGCCGGGTGGATACTCCACGGGCGCAGGACGATATGGAAATGCCCGGTCGTGGAGATGACGCGGACGAAGCACGTCGGCCTCCTATACAAGCAGTTGCAGAAGGATAGCTCGAAGTCACGAGGGGGCATGCCGGACTACCTGATGACGTTCATCAAGCCTGGCGACAACCCGGAACTCATCTCTCACACGCCGGAAGATTTCCCGCTCGAACAGTGGCAGGAGTGGGCATCGCCCGTATGGATGACGGTCAACCAGACCAACGTCCTCAACGTCAAGGTGGCTAGGTCAGAGCGTGATGAGCGTCATTTATGTCCTCTGCAATTAGATGTGATCGACCGAGCGCTGATCATGTGGTCGAATCCCGGCAACGTCGTCCTGTCGCCGTTCATGGGAATAGGGTCTGAGGGCACCCAATCCCTGAAGCTGGGCCGCAAGTTCCTTGGCGTCGAACTCAAAGAAATCTACTGGCAGCAAGCATGCAGGAACCTCTACGCGATAGAGAGCCAGAGCGACATGTTCTGCGCCGCCGAATAACATCCAGGAGCAAGACATGTGCAAATACTGCGAGAAGTTGCCGACCGCCGAGGAGCTCGGGTTCAAGCTCAACCACCGGTCACGTAACGGGAGGGCGCTGGTCTACGAGGCGCTCCGCAACCACGGGAAGCTGACGATCGACGAGATCCGCCTGATCGTCTGGCGCCACGGGGAGCGGCGGGCGGATGGAACTATCAGCGTGTTCTTGACCCGCATGCAGAAGTGCTTGAAGAGGCACGGCCTCACGATCTTGAGGGGCATCGGCGAGGACAGCAGCACGTACCGGCTGGGGCCAGCATGACATGGAAAAGCTCGACTCGAAGTTCTATGGCACGATCCGCAAGGCGAAGGACGACAGCATCGTCCCGGAAGACGAGTGGATGTGCTTCCTGGCTAAGGACAATGCTTTCGCACTGACGTTGCCGTTATATCGGCAGAAATGCATTGAGTTGGGATGCGATGCCGACCAACTGGCTGCAATAGACCGCGGTATCGCCCGTCTTCTTGCATGGCGTAATGCCAACCCTGATCGTCTCAAAGCTCCAGACGCCAAGGACGAGAAGCTGTTGGACCAGCCGTAGCCGGTGTTGACCGTCACCGAGTCGGTGCAATAAATGCGCGCGTGCTACTTACAATGGAGACGCGCGATGTCAGACATGTACGAGGTGTGCTTCGATGAGCGGGCGGCCTCTATCCCCAGCAGTTTCATGCGCAACCTATCGACTCGCGGCCATGCCGTGGTAATTGCCAAACAGTTCTGCGCAGAGGATGCCACCAGCGCTGAGGTAGCACATCTGGCTGACGCCATCTTGGCCCGCAAGCGCAGACTAGAGGCATGATGGACCAGGTCGACCACCTCGAACAGATCGCGACGCTGAAGCGGACCATCCGCGCGCAGATCAACGCGTCTGTTCGGGATGGTCACCTGTGTGGTGAGCAGGCCCTCGGCGTCCTCATGAGCCTGAGCGCCGAGATCATCGCCAGCGTCTCCGACGACAAGATGCGCGGCGAGTTCGTCGACATGGTGGTGTCCCAGTTCCCGGACGCGGTCATGTTCGAGCGCGAGGTGCCGGGAGAGGTGACTTGGCAATGATCACCGACGAGATCGAGAAGCTGAAGAACCTTCCAGCCCTTGAGCAGCAGGTATGCGGGTCATGTCAGTTCTTTCGAGAGAGAGGCAGCTATTTGGACCTCAGCAAATGTCTTGCTGTTGGCGGTCGTGACGCTCACGAAACGTGGCTGAAAATATGTAAGGGCAATCTTTGGCAACCGCGGCTGTCGATCTGGAAACGTTTCAAGCGCTGGGCATGGCAATGAAAGAATGGTTAGTAATCTAAAAAAGTTACAAGAACTCGGTGTTCGCGCCTGACGATGCTAAAGTGCCAGCAGGATATATCCCGCGTGCTGCTGCCGAAAAACTGCTCGGGCGTGATCTTGGGGGGACAGTCTGGTTTTCCCGTGATCAAAGCGAGCGCATGAAGAACCACCCCGAATGGCAAGACAACGAGCCGCAATGAGCCACCGCGAGGAGTTGGTCCTGCTGGTGCGCGAGATCATGCGGTGGGAGAAACGTTGGGCCGGCAAATTGAGGCCGATCACCTGCGATGCTTCTTGGGATGAGATCGCCGATATCCTCAACCGCGCGCACGTCGCCATCAGCACCGACAGCCGCAAGCGCGTGAGGCAGAGGCCGCAAAAGGC